ATCTTTGTTAGGGTATCTAACTTGATACACTTGGGACGGTTGTGCAAAGATTGTATCATCAACAGTTGCAATTTCTTTAGTTTCAGCATCCGAGTATTCCATAGATGTTTCTGCGGATGAATATTGTCCTCCAACATTATTATAAACATTTAATCCTGCGACAGTTAATACACCGTTTTGATTTTGAACAATACTTTTTAACTCAGATAAATAAACATTTTGACCTAACTCCCTTGTTTGAGGATTGAAGTAGGTTGAAATTCTATCAACAACATCCGCAATAACTTGTCCTGAATTTTGAGCAGAATCTAAAACAATCTGAACATCAATACTTAAGTCAATAACCTCAGCAGTTAATATCGAAATATAGTCATTCATCATTCTATAGTTCGATAGATAATTTGCAACATTTTGTCTTAAAGTGTCTGACACGATACTTGTTAATTTTCCTGAAGTATCATAAGATAATAATTGAATTAATATCTTATTATTATTTTCCGTAATTGAAACTTTTGCAGGTGCTCCGAACTCAGCCGGCATATTTCTAATAATTGACTCGTAATCTTGAACCGTAACCGCTCTCTTTTGAGCTGAGAAGTTAAACGATACGTAGTTTCTAATTTCCTCTAATGATGGTACACCCGAACCTCCAATTGCCGCAGTCACGTTGTTACATCTTAATGAATTAACCACCGATGAGTTTGTTGTTTCAGATGGTCCGTTTACAAAGAAGTTTACAGTACCAATTTGATTAATAACATTTGTTCCTAAATTTGTTGCCAATCCACCACCAACTCGATATTGAATGAATAGTGTTGAGTTAGGAGTTAACGCAGACCCTAATGAGAAATTGTTTGAATATCTTTGTAAATCAATTGTCGCACCAACTGTTGTAAATTGGTCTAATGAATCTTGAGCGGTATTTGTACCACCACCAAATGTCATTTTCTTAAATCCTTCTGGAGTATATTCCGTAATAAATCTATTAGATGTTTGGATATACTTTCCAACTTTAATACCCGGTTGGTCTGATACTTTTGTTGGGTCTTCAATGAATACTCGGTCTTCCGCAAGTGCATCAACCTCGTACCATTTATTTGACACCCCTAAAAATTCTGAAGTAGATGGAACATTAGTATATTCAGTCCCACTTTTTAATAAAACACTAGTTATACCTAATACGTTTTTTTCAGGTAAGAATAATTCAAAGAATGGTTTAACATCATTCGGAGTAATAACTCTTTTGAATACTTTAGTAATACCATTAACTACTAATTCTCTTTTAGTTATAGTATAATTAATCAACACATTATTAGCATTGAAGTTTGGTATTTTTAACCTATTAGGAAAACCCTGAGCATTGTATGGTGAAGTAAAATCAACATCATATATGTTTTCAAACACAATACCAGCACCGACAACTTGAGAACCTCTAGTTAATGTCCCTAAGTACCTTTCATCTTCTTTATCCCCAAAAGCAGGAACCGTAATTGAAAAATCAACTAAAGATACTGATGGTCTTTGCCCCGGTAGTTTTAAACCATAAGTTCGAGCAATATTATAGATAGACGACCTTTGTTGTGCATATTGTAAAACGGTCTCTTGAATACTTCTATCTATATGGTAGTGTAAGTTATCTGCAACCGCAGCGTTCAAATCCAAGAACACAGAGAACACAGAAGCGTCGTTGAAGTCCTGTATTAATTCAGGGTAGTAAGTTCTTACATAGTTTAATAACTCAGTTCTTATTCCCTGATAATCTCTTGTAGTATATGATATATTACGATTTGCCATACAATATTAAATATTAATGATAACGAAATCACTCGGTCCGAAAGTACTCTTATCGGTTGAGTAATCTATTTTTATTTTTGCGGTATATTCTGAAGTCCCTTTACCCGGAAACCGATAAACAGATGACTCACTACTTCCCACCGTTGCGGTGCCCATAGCCAAATCAACTTCTTCTTGAGGGTCAGCCGGTGATATAGTAATTTGATTTAATAATAAATTCGGCATAAATGTACCAACAGCTTCCCTAATATCAGATTCAATTGCGTCAAAAGTTAACCCATCAAATGGTTCAAATAAAAACTCATAAAGTCTTGTCCCAAATGTTGGTAAATAATATCTTGAACCTTTTCGAGTCAAAAGTAAGTGAATTAAATCCGCCTTAATTTCTTGTGATTCTAATTCTGTAAGTTGTAGATAGTCACCTCTTACCGAATCCCTAAAAGGAAAATTAATACCATATGTTGTTCCGTTTGCCATATCTATAATTATAGTGTTATGATTATTTCTTATAAATACCTAAAAATAAAAAATCCCGACATTGCCGGGATTAATATAATTATCGGTAATTTTATTATGAACCACACCCAAAACATTCAAATTCTGAATCTGTTGGTTTTACTGTAGGTTCAACAAGATTCACTTTTGGTTTTTCTTGTTTAATAGTTGATTGATTCACTTTTGAAATATCAACCGCTAAGTGTTTTGCTCCGGTAGATATCGCTTTAGTTCTAACATAATAACAAAGAGTTTTTAATCCTTTACCCCATGAATGAAAATGAGATGATGAAATTTTTGATAACGTTGGTTCCGACATATAGATATTCATTGATTGTGATTGGTCAATAAACGGTGCTCTGTCAGCCGCCATATCAATAAGTTCTCTTTGAGATATCTCCCAAATTGTTTTGTATTTTGGTATTAAGTGTTCAATTCTTTTAACTTTCTTGTTGTAATTCTTATCTTCGACATCAAGATATTGATTAAAATTAATGTTTTGAATAGACCCTTCGTTCATGATAATTTCATTCTTTAAATCTTCACTCCAAACCCCTAATTTTTCAAAATCAGTAATTAAATATTTGTTTACAATAAGAATCTCACCACCAACTACACGACGATTAAATAATGCCGAGTGAGCTGGTTCTGTCATTTCAAATGAACCTGTAATTTTAGCCGAAGATGCCACCGGCATTTGAGCAGTAAATAACGAGTTACAAACTCCATATTCTGATACTTTATCTTTCAATCCCATCCAATCCCAACGACCTGATAAATTATCCTCATTCATTCCCCACATATCAAATTGGAATATACCCTTTGACATTGGTGAACCTTTAAAGAATTCATATGGTCTGTATAAACCTTGTTGACATAAATAAGAACTCTCCGTGATTGCCGCGAAATAGATTGTTTCAAAAATATCTTTATTAAGTTTTTTCGCCTCTTCAGATGTAAAAATGAAATCCATTAAATAAAATACGTCTGCCAACCCTTGAGTTCCAATTGCAATTGCTCTTTGTTCTAAACCACCTTTTCTACCTTGCTCAGTTGAATAACTATTAATATCAACAACTTTGTTAAGTGCTCTCACAACTTTCCTAACTTCATTGTAAAGTAAGTTAAAATCAAATTCTCCTTTAATAATAAAGTTTTTCAACACCATAGAAGATAACGTACAGATTGCAGTTGTTTCTTCATCAGTATATTGGTAAATCTCATTACATAAGTTAGATTGTTTAATCACCCCAATGTTTTGATGGTTTGTTTTTCTATTCGCACTATCCTTAGAACATAAGTAAGGAACTCCTGTTTCAACCTGAGATTCAATAATCTTATTCCAAATTGTTTGAGCTTTCACTTTTTTACCAAGACCAAGTTCAACCGCTTTGTTGTAGTTTGCCTCATACTCAACACCATAAGTTTCCTGTAATGGTTTGATACCCGCCTTTTTAATGTCGTTAGGACAGAACAAATACCAATCAGAATTATTCTTAACCGCCTCCATAAAGTTGTCCGGTAACCATATTGAGGTAAATAAATCTTTTGCTCTTAATTCTTCAGCACCTGTGTTCTTTTTAATTTCAAGTAAATCAATGATGTCTTTATGCCAAGGTTCAATGTAGATAGCTGCACTACCCGGTCTTCTTCCTTGTTGATTAAAGAACCTTAATCCTTCATTAACAATTTTTAAGTATTTTAGTAAACCACCAGCAAATCCACCTGATGAATTAATACGACTCTCTTTACTACG